CATGCTGCCGAAGCTCCGGGCGATAGAAGGCGTAATGGGACTCGTGGAAACCTCCATGGACGATGCTACCGCTGAGGCGATTCGTAACAAGCTCAAAGAGAGATTTGGAGACTAGCTATGGCAGTTCACAAAAAGAACTGGACCTCTGCAACACAGATCATCGGGACTGGAGACGGCTACATCACACTCTCAGGAACAACGGAATCCTTCTCTTCCAACGTGGATATGGTGACTAACGGCTATGAGGGTGCTCACGTTATCATGGAAATGGATTATGATGATACACCTACCGATGAAGTCGAGATCAGTATCTACGGATCGCTGGATGGGACCAACTACGACGATACGCCTCTCTGGAACATAGAAGGAGACAAGTCCGTTGACCCGCAGCAACTAAGTCTGATTGTGCGAGACGTCGCTCACTTTCGGATTGGTGTAAAACAGACGGGTTCAACGGATAGTCACAACGTACGAGCCTATGTGCGGACTTGGAACTACAGCACTACATAGGAGACAGAAACCATGGCGGATATTCACATAGGCAAAATCAGTCAGACCAAAGAGGGCAAGGGCAAAGTGGACCTTGTATATCACATCCCCATCGAATCTGCCAAAGCGGGAGTTGTGCCAACACCGACAAGCTCCCTCACAGGTATCGACCAAAGTGAGATCGAGGCTCTGGCCGACGGGACGCTGGTCGAGGTTCACAAGACCGTAGTGGTCCTGAATAGCCAGTCTCAGGCGGATATCGTATCCAAAATCAGGACCGACTGGGCGAATGTTCGCGAGCAGTACAACCGGCAATACAACTTCGAGCACAAGTTCTACGCAGTTGAACAAAACCCATCCCCTGGCCCGGGGTCTGGTCGGTTGCTGGCTGATGAACGAGGGGACGGGAGGGAAGATGTATGATGTGAGCGGGAACCGCAATCACGGGATACTGTACGGGGATACCCACTGGGTCGCCGGTAAACATGGCCCCTGCCTGAGTTTTGATGGAAATGGGGATTATGTTGAAATTGATAATTATCCTCACGTTAAAGAACTCCCCTATACGGTAACCTGCTGGGCGAAGGCTGCTGAGGATAATCCTGTTGCTGAAGGTGCCGTCTTTTTTTATGGGAATTCAGCAGATGGTGCTGATTATTTACGAATAACTTTTACAACAGACGGCTTTATTAGGGCCTACAACAGAGATACGGGTTCAAGTGTAGTTACAACCATAGATTATGCAGATGGGAATTGGCATTTTATTGCAGTCACTGTTTATCATCCTTCTGCGGTTTGGCTAAAATTATATGTAGACAACGCGGAACCGATAGTAGATGAATCGCCATCCAGAGGCCCTGATATAACTAGTACCTACAATAGAGTTGCAATCGGGATGTTACGGGATGTAACTCCAGCTTTACCTTTCCACGGCTTGATTGACGATGTGGGGATATATGATAGAGAGTTGGGTGCGGAAGAAATCGGCAGTCTCCACGCCGACCCGTTCCAGATATTCCGGTACTCCCTTCCCGTAGAGCTGTTTACATACGTGGAGGCTGTTGGGGATATCACGGTTTATCCGAATGCGTTGGCTCTATCTATTGCGTCGCCTTCGCCGAGCATAGTTGTGCCTGCTTCGGTGTCGCCGTCCGCCTTGTCTTTGGCGGCTACATTAGGCACGCCAGAAATTCAAATTGCCAGCACAGCAGAAGCAACAGTGATCCCGTTGACGGGTACAGTGGAAGCTCCTGAAGTACAAATCCCCAGTACGGTATCACCTGCGGCGTTGGCCTTGACGGGGGCGCTGGGCACGCCATTGGTCGAAGTTCCTGCTACGGTATCGCCTACCGCCCAGGTACTGAGTAGTTCTGTAGAAACCCCGACCATTGGAGTTCCGGTTTCAGTAACACCGATGGCATTGCCTTTGAATGCGGCGCTCGCTGCGCCACAACTTAACTACGGCGCCAGCGTTTCAGTCAATGCTCTCGGCCTTACTGAAGCATTGCAACAACCTACGGTGCAGACTGGTCTCGTGGTCAGTTCTTCAGTTTTGACATTGAATAGCACTTTGCAAGCACCCGCCATCGCGTATGGTGGCCAGATAGATGCGAGTGCCAGTGCTTTAACTGCAACCTTGCAAACGCCTACGGTAACCACGGGCCTGGTTTTCCAAGCCGGCAGCCAAGCGTTGACAGCTTCTGTGCAATCTCCCGAGACGCAGTACGGCTGCCAGTTCACGGTCAACCCACTGGAGATGGCGATCGCTCTAGAAGAGCCCAGTCTCACTTACGGAAGTGTTGTATTGCCGACAGCGCAGCAGATCCAAGGAACCCTCGGTTCAGTGCAAGTAAGCTATGGTTGTAGTCAAACGGTATCGGCATTAGCATTGACGGGGCAGCTCCCTTTGATTACGGTCCAGGCTGACGTAGTGATTGAACCATCGGCGCAAGCTCTGGTGGGGACACTTACAGAGCCGATCATTACGACAACAGCATTCCAAGTTGCATGGGCGTTGAATTTATGGAAGGGGCACTAATGTACGTACAGGTTGGAAACAAATTGGTTGAAGTTGATCGCATTGAAAATGGCGTACCGGTCATCAAAAGCCGAACTGAAGTAATCAAAAAACCCGATGGCACGCAGGATGTTGTTGTGCACGTGCCATGTCTGAAAATCAATTCTGCGAAAGATAGGAGATAACGATGGCAAGTGGCTGCTACAATCGCTTCAAAGCAAATCTGATGAACAAGGAAGTTGACCTCGAAGACGACACGATCAAGGTGGCGTTATTGAATGATAGTCATTCATTTACGGCGACGCACAATACCTGGTCCGATGTGTCGGCAAACGAAATCTCCGGTACCGGTTACACAGCGGGCGGTGAAACGTTGGCGAATGCTGCTGTGACGCAGGGAGCTACCACAAAGTGGGATGCTGACGACGTTGTTTGGTCGAATGCTTCGTTTACGGCCTACCATGCAGTGATCTATGATGACACACTCACGGGGGACGATCTGATCGCATCTATCGACTTTGGCGAGGCAAAGCAGGTTTCAAACAGTACGTTTACCATTTCCTGGGACGCAGCAGGTATTATCACCTTGACGTAAGGAAACTCAAAATGAAACTGGCGGTTGTAGGTCAAGCTAATGTGATGAGCTTGCCTGTGGTGAACCGGAACGACGGCTCTCCTATCACCACGGGTCCGGTCAACTTCTATCTGATTGCCATGGATGGTGACAATGCGAACAAGTGGTACAGAGGCTCCGACCAGACGTGGCAAGCTACAGAGAGTGTCGCTGGATCTGCAACGCACTATGCAGCCGGTCATTGGTACCTTTCGTTTCCTTCAGCCGTCTGGGTGTCGGGAGTACGGTATCTGTTGTACGCCAAGGATGCAGGTGACCTACACGTTCCAATCAGTACGGGTGTGCTTGCACAGAAGGAGCTCTACCGCCGGCTTGTTGAAGCGGACAAGGTCATAGACACGTCGGGCAGCCCCTGGGTCCTGGAATATCGGGATAAGGACACGAAAGAAGTCCTGCTGCGCCAGACGATGAAGAACACGAGCGGTGAGCCCATTACGAACGTCAATAATGTTCTGGGCCAACTGGAACTGGAATAGATGCTGACGCTGGATGAAATCAAATGGCTGGGCGAGGAGATCGCCCTCTACAAGCCTCTCGACGAGGTCCAGCGGAATTTCCATGCCTCCCCAGCACCTGTAAGGTGGCTCTTTGGGGGTAACCAGTGTCTCGGCGCCGAGCAGTTGATCTACGATCCCGTAGCGAAATCTTCGAAACGGATATCGGAGATTACGGGGCCGTTTCACGTGTATGCGTTCGACGGGAAACGATGCGTTGTAGCCGAAGCCGAGAAGCCGTTTGCCAAACGGGTCGAGCCTCTCTACGAACTGGAGTTGTCGAATGGCGAATCTTTCGTTTGCTCGGCCGGGCATGTGGTTCTGGCACCTTCCGGCTGGGCGTACGTCGATGAATTACGACCGGGATCTGCGGTTACGCGGGCACCAAGCCCGGCGGCTGATACATCAGACGATATAGCGAACCCCATAACAATAACCAGCATAAGGGCTGTAGGATCGGGTACGGTTTGGGATTTTCACGTGCCGCGCTATCGCAACTATATCGTCGGCGGGATTGTCCACCACAACAGCGGCAAGACCAACACCAACATGATGGACCTCGCTCAGGTCGCCCTCGGTGTACATCCCTTCCGGACCGTGACGCGCGGGCTTCACTGGGTCTGCATCGAAAGCTGGGAACAGGTCCGTGACATACTCTGGGAGGAGAAGCTCAAGAAATTCATTCCTCCCCACCATATCTTCAATATCAACTATGGCCAGGATCGAGTGCCCCGCAGAATTTTACTGAAGAACGGAACTCGCATCGAGTTCAAAGCATTCAATCAAGGGCGGGAGTTATTCCAAGGCCGGGCCATAGATTCCTGCTACTGCGACGAGCAATGTCACCACGATTTTCAGGGGATCTTCGACGAGATTTTAGCACGACTGATGGTTAGACGAGGTACGCTGAGTTGGTCTATGACTCCTATCGTTCCACAACCGCTCTTGGAGGAGCGAATCGAAAAACTTCCGGACACCGACCAGATCTTCTATGCGGATCTGAATTCCAATCGCATTTCCCGGGGAGGCTATGTGCCCGACGAGCGAATCGATGCGATGATCGACCAGTGGCCAGAAGAGGTCCAGGCAACGCGTATCAAGGGCCACTTCGCGTCATTCTATGGCGCCGTGTACAAGGGGTTCAGCCGGGCCGTGCACGTGATCAAGGCTTTCCGGATACCAGAGGATTGGGAGCGGTATCGCGGCTTCGACTTCGGCTTTGTGAATCCATTCGTGTGTTTGTGGCTTGCTAAGGATGGAGACGGAAATTGGTATGTATACCGGGAATACTACAAGGCCGAGACGGGGATAGGGGAACATATCAATGCGGTCAAGCGACTGAGCAGCGAAGAACGGTATGTTGCTTCTTGGGCAGACCCAGAAAACGCAGGCGATCGGGCGGAACTCCGAAAAGCCGGCATTGCCACTGAGCCGGCGAGGAAGGACATTGCAAAAGGGATCGAATTAGTCCAGAGCAAACTGAAAGTCAAAGCCAACGGTAAGCCGAGTCTGTTTTTCTTCGATGTATGCCGTCACACTACCCGCGAGATGGCGGCTTACCGGTATCCGGAAGGGACGAACACGAGAGATCCCAAAGACGTGCCGGTGAAGAAAAATGACCATACGTGCCTGGTGGCGGGCACGTTAATCACTACGGACCAGGGCGAGAAACCCATTGAGCAAATACGAGTGGGCGATAAAGTGCTGACCCGGCAGGGGTATTTCCCCGTCGTGGTAACGCGGATGACAGATTATGAAGCGGATGTAATAACCGCAGCCTTCTCGAATGGCACAGAACTAGTAGGCACGTCAACGCATCCCGTGTACGTGGAAAAAAAAGGCTGGGTGCCACTGGGTGACTTGCGATACGGTAGTACAATACGGCATGTTGCGTCCGAAAGATCAGTGCTATGTTTGGGTACGGCCAAAATGGGCAGGCAGCCCGTGTACAATCTAACCGTTAGCACTGCTCACGAATACTATGCCAACGGTATCCTCGTCAGTAATTGCGACGCGCTCCGCTATGTACTCTATTCGACCGAACGCCCGCCAAAGAAGGGATATGTCTATGCCGCCTAAACAGGGAAAAGTGTATGTACAAACGTCCAAAGGGGTGTATCCCTACAGCTTTCTCAAAAAGGCCGAGCTGGGGGGAGACTCCAAGCAGATCAAGGAGACCACCCAATGGATGACGCAAAACGATCTCGTCTGGCCTCCATACTCTCCTGAAGTCCTGCTGACCTTGTACGAGTCGAACGCAGTCTACATGCGCTGCATCCATCAGTTAGCGACAGACGTAGCGGGCCTGGGCTGGAATCTACAACTTCGGGAAGGAGCCCGGGAAAGCAAGGCTGAGTTCGAGCGGCTGCATGCCTTTTTGGACCGCCCCAATCCCGAAGAACCTTTGCGCACCTTATTCAAACAATGCCTGATCGACTGGGGGGCGGTCGGGTGGTTCGGCCTGGAGGTCGTACGAGATCACACCGGCCGCCCGGCCCGACTTTATCATGTCCCCGCCCATACGCTGCGGGTGCATTCCAGTGGCGAGAAGTACTGCCAGATGCGCAACAACCGGAAGGTGTGGTTCAAGAAATTCGGCCTGGACAAAGACTTCTCCGCTGAAGACGGGAGAGAGGGTCGGTTCGATATCAACTCGCGCGCGAACGAGCTGATTTTCTACAAGAATTTCTACCCC